GTGGTTGCGGTTGGCGCCAGCAATGGCATGACGGTGACCATCGGGGCCGGGTCCTATACGCTGGTCGGCACCACGGCCGATGCGGCCAATACCTCCACCGCGCCCGACGGGGTTTCGGGCACGCTTGTGCTTTCGGGCAATGTTTCGGTCTCCGATGGCACGGCAGGCAACGCGGTCATGGCCGCCACCGCCCCGCTGGTGCTGCGCCCCAGTGGCCGCGCCACCACGGCCGCACTGGTAACGGGGGACCTGCTGACGGTGCAGACCATCCTTGCCGCGCTGGCCACGCTGCGCGACAACAACGTGCCCACGCCCGATGGCGGGGTGTATCACTGCTATCTGGACAATGCGCAGCTGCTGGGCCTGTTCCGCGATGCGGATTTCAAGCTGCTGTATCGGGGCCAGTACGGGTCCGACACCTACCAGACCGGCCAGATCTTCGACCTGCTGGGCGTGCGCTTCATCCCCACTACCGAGGCCCCGCAGCAGGCAAGCCTTGGGGTGGGCGCCATCCACCGCGCGATCATCTGCGGGCAGGGCGCGCTGATCGAGGGCGATTACGCCAATATCGGCACCCATTACGCGCCGCTGCTGGATGGCGGCGAGCTTACGGATGTGGAGGGCGTGTGCATGATCACCCGCCCGGCCCTGGACCGGCTGGCGCAGATCATCGCGCAGTCGTGGTCATGGATTGGCGGCTTTGCGCTGCCCACCGACCTTACGGCCAACACGACGGTCATTCCCACCGCCACCAACAGTTACCTCAAGCGTGGCGTGGTGATCGAAAGCCTGGGCGCGGGTGCCTGACCTTCCGGCGTAATGCCGTGGCGGGGGCGCGACCTGCCGCCCCCCGCCACGGCCCGTCAACCCACATGCAACGGGGGCAGACATGACCGATACCACCACCACGGATGCCACCACGACCGCTGCGGCAGGCACCGCCAGCACACCGGCGGCGGATGCAACGGACGGCAGCACGACGGGAACGGACGTTACCGGCACGGCAACAACTGGCACGGAACCGGCGCCCATGCTGCCCCCCACCGCCGCCACCATGGCCGATACCGCCCTGGTCGAGACCGAACTGGCGCAGGCGCGGCGCTACATGGGCTATCCCGCACTGGGCGGGCAGGACAGTGGCATGCAGTCGTGGCGGTTCTTCCGCGTCTATGGCTTCAATGAATGGCGGCTGCGCAACCTGGCCCCCGCCGAGTGCGCGCAGGCCCGCGCCTTTATTGCCCAGTGCCAGATGCTGGAGGGCGCGATCATGGCGGCAACCGCCAATCTGGATACCGACCGCGCCGCCGTGTGGACCCGCAACCGCAGCGAAGTAACCGATCGGTTCACCCTCTATACCCGCTGGCGGGTGCAGCTCTGCAACTTTCTGGGCGTGCCGCCGGGGCCGGGGCTGCGCGGAATGGGGGAGATCATCATCTGATGGACCACAAAGCCCTGTGCCATCTGGCGGCAAGGGGGTTTGCCGTTGCGGCCACCCGCCTTGGGGCACCCGCCACCCAGTACCGCCCCACCACGCCCGCCAGCCCGTGCGCGACACCCCATGCACGGGTCATGGCGGCGTTCAACAACGACCGTGCCTTCGGCTTTGCCGGTCCCGCGCTATGGGATGTGCCCTTTGTCTTTGCCCTGCTGGACACGGAGGACGTGCAGGCAGGCGATATTGTGACGTGCGGGGCGGAGACATATTTCATCGCGCGTGCCGAGCCGTTCCGCCCGCCCTTGTGCGTGCTGTGCAACGCGGTGGTAACACTCAGCACCACCATGGCCGTGGCGGCGGATGTGGCCGCTCCGGGTGGGTATGCCACATCGGGCGACGTATCGGCCCAGACTGCCGTTGCCACCTTCTGGCCCGCCCTGATCCGCCCCGGCAGCGGGGCCGGGGTGCCGGGGCCGGTGCAGCCGGGCGGCATCCATACGGGCGGGTATGAAATGTTCCTGCCCGCCATTCCCACGCTGAGCGTGCAGCCCGCCATGTGGGTCGATGACGGGGCGGGCAGCCGCTACACCATTGGCGGCGCACGGGCCAGCCCGTGGGGTGTGCGCTGCCAGCTGGGGCGCCAGCAGGTATAGTTGAAAAGCTTTGAAGGACGCCGCCTTTTTGAAAAAAGGCGGCACCCAAAAACTTCTGTTCTTTCTGAATACTTTCCTGCCGGGAAATGACACAGGAACCCGACCAGCATGGCTGATATCGCCACAATTTCCACCGCCATTGCCACGGCGCTGGCCGCCGCCCTGTGCCCCGATGGCACCGCCAGCGGGGCTGTGACCGGCAGGCCACTCATCATCCGCCGGGGAGAACTGACACAGGCCGACCAGGGCAATGCCGCCCACACGCTGCAACAGGGCTGCGACTTCATTGGCATAACCGACCTGCCCGAAAGCTGGACGCGGCTGGATGAACCACTCGGCCGCCCATGGCGGCTGGACAGCCAGACCCCCGCCACCACCAGCATAAGCGTAACCGGCACCACGGCCACCGTATCGGTTGCCGGCGGTGCCGTGCCTTCGGGCACGGTGGGGCTGCGGGTGGGGGGCCTGCCCGGTGTGACCGGCACCGCATGCGGCCTGCATGTGGCGGTGGCGGGCGATACGGCCGCCAGCATCGCGGCCACGCTGGCGGCCAGCCTGCCGGGGGCCACGGCCGTGGGCGCCAGCCTGACAGGACCCGCAGGCTGCACCGTGCAGGCCATCAACGCGGGCACGCAGGCGGCGCGCTGCGTGGCGCGCAGGCAGAGCCAGATGTTTGTCATTACCGCATGGTCGGCCCTGCCCGAAGCACGCGATGTGCTGGGGCAGGCTATAAGTGACGCGCTGGCCCTGACCGACTGGCTGACCGATGCACGGGGTTCCACCTTCCGTATCGAGGCCCGTGCCACCACCAACGACGACACCGCCATGAACCGGGGCCTGTTTTCCCGCCCCGCCCGCTACCTTGTCACGTTTGATACCGACCTGACCCGCGCCGCGCCCGCCATGCTGGCGGGTGGCATTGGCATGGGTGCGGGCATGGTGGCGGGTGACGTGCTGCTCAGCCCGCCTTCCGGATAAAAACGCCTGGAAACAACACTTTAACGAATAAAAGTTTTTGGGTGCCACCTTTTTTCAAAAAGGCGGCGTTCGTCGGGGCTTTTTGAAAAACGCCTCATCCGGAACGTCCTGGCGCCCGCTTTCCCGGCAGTCCGTGAACACCAGCCCGACCCGTTCCGCTCAACACGCGCCAACGCGCCTCAAGGGGAAAAGACCCGCATGACCATCTACCAGTCCGGCCAGCTGAACACCAACAGCCTGAACGTGCCCGACCTGTATGTGCAGATCCTCAAACCGCAAAGCCTTGCGCTCAATGGCGTCTCCACCGGGCGGATCGGCCTGGTGGGCACCGCCACATGGGGGCCGGTGGGCACGCCGGTCATCGTGGGCGCGATGGGGGACTGCCTGTCCGCCTTCGGCCCCAAGCAGGCGCTGGCCAGTGATATCGGCACGGCCGTCAACATCGCCATCATGCAGGGGGCATCCGACTTCCGCTGCGTGCGCGTGACCGACGGCACGGACGCAGCCGCCACCGGCACGCTGGATGGGGTAACGCTTACGGCCATCCACACCGGCAGCGCGGGCAATGCCATCAGTGCCACACTGGCGCAGGACGCCATCATCACCACGAATTATACCCTGGCCATAAGCCACGCCACGCTGGGCAGCCGCAGCTATCGCGGCGCCACATGGGCCGTACTGGCGGCGGCTGTGGCAGCGGACAGCACGGCGCTGGTGCGCGTGGGCCTGCCCACCACCGTGCCCGCGCTGGCGGCAGGCGCGGTTACGCTGGCGGGCGGGGCCGATGGCGCGGCCCCCGCAACCGCCGCCTATGTCGGTACCGATGGCGTGACCCGCACCGGCCTGTATGCCCTGCGCGGGCAGGGCTGCGCGCTGGGCCTGCTGGCGGGCGTGAGCGACAGCACATGCTGGACCGCGCAGGCCGCCTTTGGCCTGGGGGAGGGCCTGTACATGATTGCCTGCGGCCCTGCGGGCGACGGCATTGCCAGCGCCGTTGCGGCCAAGGCCGCGGCCGGGCTGGACAGCTACGCCGTCAAGCTGATGTTCGGGGACTGGCTGTGGTGGGATGATGATACCAACGGGCTGATGCTGGTGCCGCCACAGGCGTTTGTCGCGGGGCTGCTGGGCGGGCTTTCGCCCGAACAGTCCAGCCTGAACAAGGAACTGTATGGCGTGGTGGGCAGCCAGAAGGCGGGGCTGGTCTCAGGCGGGACAAGCCAGACCTATTCCACCGCCGAGCTTTCGGCCCTGTTCGCGGCCGGGATCGACGTGATCTGCAACCCGGCACCCGGTGGCAGCTACTGGGCGGTGCGCGGTGGCATCAATACCTCCAGCGATGATGTGACCGATGATGACAGCTACACCCGCCTGACCAACTACATTGCCGAAACGCTGAACGCTGGCATGGGCGCGTTTGTGGGTGAGGTGATCGGTACCGCGCTGTTTGGTGATATCCGCGCCGTCCTGCTGGGCACGCTGTCCAACATGGCGGGCAGCGGCATCCTGGCCAGCGCATCCTGGGCGGTGGTGTGCGACGCCACCAACAACCCGCAATCCGAAACCGCGCTGGGCTACGTGCGTGCCGATGTGCAGGTGCGCTACCAGGGTATCAACCGCTTCTTCGTAGTCAACCTGCAGGGCGGGGCAAGCGTGACGGTCAGCACCGCCACCACCGCCAGCTAGGCCCCGCCTTACGGGCCGCCCTGCCTGTGGCGGCCCTTTTTTCCTTCCGCGCATGGAGTGATGAATGTCCACCAAACCCTTCAATATCGGCCGTGACTGCCGCGTGGTGCTGGTCTATGACGGCAGCCGCGTCGACCTGCCCACGGTAACCGGCTTCAACGCGCAGCAGCGCACGCACCAGCTTGCCTCCAACCCGCTGAACGACATGCCGCTGTTCTATGACGTGCCGGGCGGCTGGGGCGGGCAGTTTACCTTCCAGCGCGACAGCGCGGGGGCGGATGACCTGTTTGCCGCGATTGAAAGCGGCTTCTGGTCGGCGGGCACGGTGGTGCTGGGCAGTATCTACCAGTACGTGACCGAATGCGATGGCACGCTGAGCACGTACGAGTTCATCGGCGCTTCCCTGCAACTGTCGGATGCCGGGCGCTACCAGTCCGAAACGCTGGTGACCCAGACCATCACGTTTACCGCGCGTGCGCGCAGCCGCGTATCGTAAGGGGGCGCGCATGACGGAACAGACGGTAAAAACCGGCGATGGCCGCACGCTGACGTGGCGTGAGCGGGGACCGGGAGATGTGCTGGCACTGCTGGAATTCGGCCCGGCCAGTCCCACCACGGCGTGGATGGAATACGCGCTGATGGTCAGTTCGGTAGAGGCGATAGACGGCGTGCCCGTGATTCGCCCGGCCTCGCGCCTCCAGCTTGAGCAGCTTGCCAACCAGATCGGCAATGCCGGGATTACGGCGCTGTCGGACGCCATGTTTGGCGCGGAGGCGGCAGGCGGGGCGCAGGCGGAGGAACTTGCCGCAAAAAACTGAGCCGGCACCCCGTCGTGATCGAGGTCGCGGCCCTGGTTGCGAACGGGGTGCCGTGGAGTGTGGCCATGGACATGCCGCGCGTGCGGCGCATGGCCTTTCTGGTAGCGTTTGGGGAGCTTGCGGGCGGGCGATATGACTGGAATGCGCGACAATGGGAAGACCCCGATGGCTGAATGCCGCCAGGCCACGAAACGCCTTGTGGCGCGCCTGCGCGCGGGTGGGCGCGTGGTGATCCCGCGCCCGCGGGGGGACGTGGCACCGGGCGTTGCCGCGCTGTCGCGCCTGCTGCGCGCGCGTGGCCGTATGGGGGCCATCCCGCCCCATGTCGCCCGCCCGCCCGCCATGGTGGCCGGCATGGACGTGCCAGCGCCTGTGCCCCCTTCCGCGCCACCACCCGCAGCGGATAGCGGGGTCAGGCCCCCGCCCGTGCGGAGCGGGCAGGGGGGCGGCACGCCCGGCCGGCCTGTTGCCCCGGCGGCCCGGATGCCCGCCATGCGGCCCGGAAGCGGGATCATGGGCGGGAAAGGCCCGCGCGGGCCCGTAGCCAATGGCCCGGGCGGCATGCCACGGCCCACGGGGCGGCTGGCCAATGTGCCCGCCAGCCCTGCTGCCGCCATATCCCGGCTGGCCCCTGCCATCAGGGGGCCTGTCCGCATGGCGGCGTATCCATCACCGCCCGCACTGCGCCGGGACGGGGCAGGCAGCCCCGGCCGGGCGCGCAACGATGCAACGCCCCCGCTCCCGCCAGTGCCTGCTGCCGCTGCCCTGCCGGTTGGCCTGCCGGCAGGGGGGCGGATGCCGGGCCGCATCGCCTTTCCCGTACCCGGCGCGCAGGGGGCGGGCGGGCGCATGGCCCTGCCGCCCCGTCATGTAACGGGTACGGACATGGGCAGGCAGGGGAAAGACGATGGTGCGGTGCGCATCCCGCCATTACCCGCCATGACAGGCCGGTTGGCCATGCCACGGCGCAGCGCGGCCAGCCTGCCCGGCATGGCGCTGTCTGACATGGCGCCACCCGGCATGGCGCCACCTGACATGGCGTCGGGGTCTGTACAGGTGCGGCACCTGCCGCCGTACCGGGCGGTCTTGGCCTCTACCCCGCCACCCGCAGCCCTCCCGGCGGCGCATGCCATGCTGCGCGCGCGCGACACGCTCCGGGCGTTCAGGCCGCAGCGCGCGCCCGCGCGTGGCATGGCGGGCAGGCCGCCCTTCATCAGCCCGCAGCCACCCGGCGGCGGCCATGCCGCCCCTGCGGCCCCACAGGCAGGCGGGGCAGGTAATGGTCCCGTCGTGCAGGTGACGATCCCGCTTACGCTGGACCGGCATGTGCTGGGTCAGGCCATGGCCAGGATCGACACCAGCCGCGCGCTGCATGAACACCGCGCCACCGGTACGGCGCCCGACACCCTGCGCCACGCGCAGCTGCCCGGCCGCTCCATCGGGGCATGAACGCGCCGGGTCCCGCCCGCACCGCAGGCAGGCCCGGCTGTAAACATTGCGCAGATCACCCGCCGGGCGGGGCGCCAGGCAGCATGCGGGCGGCACGGACCGCCCGCCGCAGGCAGGTCAGCCTGTAGCCGCCGGGCACATCACCTGCCAGGTGGCGCGCCAGACCGTGCATGGGCGCGTGGAGCATGTGCCGCGCGCACGGGTGTCATCACGCCAGTCCCATCGCCTGTGTCGGCCGGAACGCCAGATGGCGCATCGGGCACGGACCGGCCGCAGGGGGCGGCTTTTCTCAACCATGGCGGAAACAACACATGTCCCTTGCACTCATGAATGCCCAGACCGCCATCGGGTCGGTCGGGCGGCTGTGGGCGTCCGCCCCCGTGACCATTGGCGGGCTGACCCTGACCGGCATGGAAGTGCCCCGGCTCATCCGCGATGGGGGCGGCCAGCAGGTGGCGGTCCATCGCCTGCCCGGTGGCAACCGCATTCTCGACGCGGTGGGCAACGACCCCGACCGGCTGGAGCTGGAGGGCACCTTTGTCGGCCCCACGGCCCTTGCGCGCGCGCAGGCGCTCAAGCAGATGCGGGTGGCGGGCACGCCCGTGGCCTTCAGCGGGGCCGGGCTGTCGCTGGTGGTGCGGATTGTCCAGTATTCCTATGATTACCAGCACAAGGGCGTGGTCATTCCCTACCGGCTGGTGCTGGAACAGCCCGCGCAGGTGGCGGCCAGCCAGTCGGGCACCACATCCGCCCTGTCCGCGCTGATCGGGGCGGACGGGGCTTCCGCCCTGTCGGGCATCACGGACGCGCTTGGCGATGTTTCCACCATCGCGGGCAATGTCGCGGGCCAGCTTTCCACCGTGGTGGGACAGGTCACGCCCGTTGCCGACATGGTGGGGGCGGGCGGGGTATTCGCCACCGTGCAGGACAGTCTGGGCACCGTTGGCGGCCTGTCCGGCGCCGGGGTCAACCTGGCGTCCACGCCGCAGGGGGCGACCAGCCTGCTTTCGGGGCTGGAGGCATCGGGGGCGGGGCTGACATCGGCCATCAGTGCGACCGGGGCCAATCTGGAGGGCACGGGCCTGACCGGTGCGGCGGGACTGTCCACCCTGACGCAGAATGCGGAACTGCACGGCGCATCGGTCATGTCCGGCGCGCTGGTCAACCGGGCCTATGCCAACACGCTTACGGCCACCGGGGCGACCCAGGACGGCCCGCTGGTCACGGCCTGACAGGAAGGGAGGAAGCATGGCAACCACAATCAGGGTCACGGCGGCGGACGGGTCGCTCTATCATGTCGCGGCGCGCTGGCTGGGCGATGCGACCCAGTGGTGGCGCATTGCCCGGCTTAACGGTCTGGACGATCCCGACCTGTCGGGTCTTGCGGCACCCGTGCCGCTGGTGTTGCCGCCAGCCGATGCGACACTGGGCAGCGGCGTGCCGGGGGTGGCGGCATGAGCACGGACATGACCCGCGCCGCCACGCAGGCCGCCACATGGCGCGCGCCGCGTGCGCGGCTGCTGGTGAATGGCACGGAGCGGACGGAAACGGGACTGGAAGCCTTCACGCTGACCCGCACCCGCTACAGCCGCGCCGACACGCTGGAAATGACGCTGGCGGTGGATCGCGCGCAGGCGGCGTCCGGCCTGTGGTTTGACGTGCCCGCACCGGCGGCCGGCTCCGTGCTGCCCGATACCGACATCCAGCTCCAGATGCGGGATGCGGCACGGGATGGCAGCCAGTGGACCACGCTGTTCCAGGGCATTGTGGACCATGTGGAATGGAGCCCGGCGGAAACATCCGTCCACATCCAGTGCCGCGACTATCTGGCACGGCTGCTGGACATGCGCGTGCTGGACGGATGGATGAACATGACCGGCGCGGACCTGGCGCGCGCCGTGATCACGGCGGCGGGGCTGACCCCCGATGTCACGATGGACACCGCCATGGTGGGCCAGTTCTGGCAGGTGGAGCACAAGCGCACGGCGGCTACCAGCCACGGGCGGTTCCAGACGGCGTTCGACCTGGTCAGCGCCCTTGCCATCCAGGCGGGATGCGACCTGTATGCCAGTGGCACCACCATCATCTGCGCGCCACCCCCCACCGCCGGTACCGCCAACACGCATGTGCTGGACTATGCCGATACCGGGCCGCTTTCCCCCATCAGCATGGGGGCCAGCGGCCTGCGCCTGACCCGCGATTACCAGATTGACCGGGGCGTGGTGGTGCATGTGATGAGCTGGGACAGCCGCCAGCGCACGAAGGTGGCGTATTACTGGTCCGCCGCGGGCGGGTCGGCCACGGCCCCCGCCACATCCGGTGGCAGCGTGCACAGCTTCATCCTGCCCGGCGCGCGGCTTGACGGGCTTGAGCAGTATGCAAGGCAGAAATACAGCCAGATCGTGGCGCATGCCCGCACCATAACCGGCACCATGCCCGGTTGCGCGACATTGGCCCCGCGCCAGTTCATGCAGGTCAGCGGCACCGGCACGACATGGGACGGCACGCTGGATGTGGACAGCGTGACCAGCAGTTTTTCATGGCAGGGCGGCTTTTCCCAGCAGGTCACGCTGCGCCGCCGCGACACCAGCACACAGGAGGACAGCAATGGCTGACACCCGCATGCTTGCCGCCAACATGGCCAACGCGCAGGCCCAGCCCGGCTTCGGGCTGGTCAGCGCGGTGGACCCGGTCAACCATGCCGTAAAGGTCACGGCCCAGCCCGCCGGGGTGGAAAGCGGCTGGCTGCCCCATGCTGCCATGCAGGTTGGCAGCCTGCGCATTGCCTGCCCGCCCGATATTGGCGCGCATGTGCTGCTGGTGCGGCTGGAAGGCGATGGGGAACACGCGGTGTGCGCCTGCCCGGTATATGACACCGTGGTCATGCCGCCCCTCTCTCCCGCTACCGGCAGGCCGGCCCAGCCGGGGGAGATGCTGGTCATGGCCGGCTGCGGCGCGCCCCCTGCGAATGCTGGCGCGGCGGCGGGCCAGCCGGCCGGAAGCGCGCCGTGGTGGCACATCACCAGGGACACGATCTACAGCGGGGCCGGAAACACCACCGAGACCCTGACCAGTGGTTCCCGCGCGTGGAAGGTCGGCGGTGTATCCATGACGCTGGACGCGAACGGACTGGCCGTGACTGGCGGCGCGATCACGACTGACAGGGACATGACGGCACAGGGCAGCGTAACCGGCGGGACGGACGTTCTGGCCGCCGGCATTTCCGGCAGGGGCCACACCCATGGCGGCGTGCAGCCCGGCGGCGGCACGACGGGAGAACCACAATGAACCGCCCGATGCCAACCCCGCCGCGCCGGCCACGGCCCGCGCCCCGTCAGGCCATGCGCGCCCGGCCCGACAGCACGCGGCATGAGGTGGAAAGTGGCGCGGCCATCGGCCTGATGGTCCTGGCGGTCCGTCCGGGCGGGCAGTATCGCGGCACCAGCGCGAGGGTACGGCCATGAGCGCGCTGTCCCACACCATGGGCGGTGACCTTGACCTGTCGGCCACCGGCGGCGTGGCGGTGGTCACGGGGGCGGAGCAGACGCGGCAGGCACTGCTGCGCCGGTTGTGCACCGGCACGGGGGCCTATATATGGCAGCCCGGTTATGGCGCCGGGCTGCCCGCGCGCGTGGGCGGCGTGATGGATGAGGGCGCCATCCGCGCCCTTGTGCTGGAACAGATGCAGGCCGATGCCGGGGTGGACCAGACCCGGGCCATAACGGTCAGCGTGACCAGCCCGAAAACCGGCGCCTGCCTGCTGGCCATATCCTATACCGATGCCCGGAGTGGCGCGGTACAGGAACTGGCGCTGACAGCCTGAACCACCCTATGCGGGGCGGTTGCGGGCCTTCCATGCCAGCCATTCCGCCCGCGTCATTTCCCATTTCTGCGCCGGTATGTCCCGCCCGCACAGGAAGTCCCGCCGGTGCGTGCCGGTCAGGCGCATGCCCATCCTGCGGGAAATGGCGACGGAGCCCGCGTTGTCCACCGCCTTTTCCGTGCGGATGACCGGGCGGCCCAGTGTCAGGAACCAGTAATCGTTCACCGCTTCCACCGCCTCGGTCATCAGTCCCTGGCGCTGCCATTGCGGGGCCAGCCAGAAGCCACGGTTTTCACGCGGGGCGGCAGCCGATGGATCATCCATCAGTGAAATCACGCCCATCAGCGCGTCCGGCCCGCTGCGGGGGCGGATGGACCAGTGCCACGCCACCCCCCGCGCCATGGCGGGCAGGGCCACGTCGCGTATGAATTTTTCGGCGTCATCCGGGCCATAGGGCCACGGGACGCGCGGGGCCAGGAAGCGCACGATCTCCCATTGCGGAAACAGTACCTGAATGGCCGGGGCATCGGCCAGCGCCAGCGGTTCCAGCCGCAGGCGGGGCGTGAACAGGGCGGGAAAGGGCGTGGCAGGCATAAGGCGGGGTCCGGTCGGGCGTGGCGACAATCGGCCCGATCCTCGGGCGCATTGGCGCAAAATACAAGAGATGTTCCACAAACATGATGGAGAGTCCGGGTGGCCATCACCTTCCAATCCTTCAAGACCACGCTGGGCAACATGGTCGCGAGCGCACAGGGCGCGTGCCCGTCGCTGCTTGACCTCAATGTCGGCTCCCCCGGCCGCGCCATGCTCGAAGCGGTGGCGGGGCTGGGGCTGTGGTTCCAGTTCATCGCGCTCCAGATCCTCTCGCGCACGCGGCTTGCCACCTCCATCGGTTCGGACGTGGACAGTTTCGTGCAGGATTTCGGCCTGACGCGGGAGGCGGGGACGGCGGCAACCGGCACCGTGACCTTTACGTCGTTCACGCCATCCAGCCAGTCGGCCACCATTGCGGTGGGCACCACGGTCAAGACCGCATCGAACATGGTCTATGACGTGGTGGGGGACAGCACGAACGCGGCGTGGTCGGCAGCCGATGGCGCCTATGTCCGCCCGGCGGGCACGGCATCCATCACGCTTCCTGTCCAGTGCGGGACCACGGGCAGCACGGGCAACGTCGCGGCGGGCGCCATCTGCCTGCTGGGCACGGCGGTTGCGGGCATCGATACGGTCACCAACACCGCTGCCCTGACCAATGGCAGCGATGGCGAGACGGATGCCGCCCTGCGCACGCGGTTCGTGGCCTATATCAACAGCCGGTCAAAGGCCACGATTGCCGCCATTGAAAACGCGGTGACCGATGTGTCCGCCGACCTGGTCTATCAGGTGGTGGAGAACGTGGACACGTCCGGCGCAACGCTTCCCGGCAATGTGGTGGTGTTTGTCGATGACGGGTCGGGCGATGTGTCCGACAGTGTGATTGATGAAGTCTATACGGCGGTGGACGCCGTGCGCCCGGCGGCCGTGTCCATTCAGGTCGTGCGGCCCACGGTGGTGCGGCCAGCCGTTGCCATGACGGTCACCGTGGGCGGCACAGGCGACCTTGCTACGGTGGAAAGCACGATCAGCACCAATATCGCGGCCTATCTGAACGGTCTGGCCATCGGGGCTTCGGCCAGTTATTCGCGGCTGATCCAGATTGCCTATGCCGCCAGCACATCCGTCACCAATGTAACCGGCGTGACACTGGCCGGTGGCACGGTGGACCTGCCCGCAACAACCGGCACGGCGTATCGGGCCGGGGCGGTGAGCTTTGGCTGACGTCACACAGAACGGCTTTGCCCTGCGCATCCGCAGGCTGCTGCCGACCGGGTGGTTTCCATCTCCACCAGCGACAGGAGAAGCGGAACAGGCCCCGGTGCTGAACGCCCTGTTGCAGGGTTATGGCCGCGTGTTCGCATGGATATGGGCCATGCTGGCGGGAACGGCGGACCAGACCCGGCTGGCCACCATGACCGGGGCGTTCCTGGACATGTTCGCCGCCGATTTCTTCGGAACCCTGCTGACGCGCAACACCGGCGAAAGTGATGACGCCTTCCGCACCCGCATTGAGGAAGCCCTGTTTCCCTCGCTCGGCACCCGGCCCGACGTGGTCAACACCATTGCCGATGAAGTGGGCAGTGCAGGGCGCGTGATCGAACCGCGCAATGCCACCGACTGCAAGGGACTGGGCAGCCTTGCGGCACCGGCCATTGGCGGTGGCTACGGCTATGGCGTGGCCGCCCTGCGCTACGGCTCACGCGCGGCACCCTTCCAGCTTTTTGCACAGTTGCCCACTGGTGACACCAGCCCGCCCGCAACACAGACACTGGACCGCATCGCCAATGTGCTGCCCGCAGGCACCATTGCGTGGGTGCAGGACGTGGAGAACCTCGACTGATGGACAGACAGATCGTCTACCCGGCACAGATCCCGCTGGATAGTGACCAGCTCAATGCCCAGCGCAATGCCTATGTGGGGCTGGGCCAGCTTGCGGCCATGGCCTATGGCTGGACCACGGTTTCCGCCAGCGGCTTCGCCTGCGCGCCGGGTGCGGGGCTTGCCGTGGTCCTTGCCCCCGGTTCGCTGCTGGCCCCCGGCGTGGTGGATGGCACCGCCTATGGCACGCTGGCCGCCGTAGCCAGTGCGCTTGTGCGCCAGTATGGCAGCCGCGACCCCGTAACCCTTGCGGTGCCGGGGGCGGGGGCCACCTATACGGTTTATGTCACGCCCGCCACGGTGGACGGGGCGGACACCGTGCTGCCGTTCTACAACGCCGCCGACCCGTCCGTGACCTATGCAGGCGCCGATAACAGCGGCAACACCGCGCCCACGGTGCGGCAGGATGTGGCGCAACCTGGCATTGGCACATCGGTGCCCACGGGTGCGTATGCGCTATGGACCATAACCGTGCCCGCCGGGGCCACATCCATCACGGCGGGCATGATCACGCAGGCCGAGGGCGCGCCGTTTTATGACACCATCCCGCAATTGCAGGCGGGCAAGCAGGACAGCCTTGGCTTCACGCCCGTCCAGCAGGGCGGTGGTGCGGATCAGGGTAGTAACAAGGTCTATCTTGGGTGGGAAATCATAAGCGGCACTTCCACAGGCCGCCTGCGCTACCAGATTGACGCGACCGATATCGGGGCGCTTGCCAACTATGCGGATGTCACGGCCGAACAGACCGCACGCGCCAGCGCGGACGCGGCCCTTTCCACCCGGATCAACGGCTGCGTCCTCCAGCAGTCCGACAGTGCGACAAACCCGGTCACGCTACTGGGGGTGAACACATCGGACTATCGGGTCCGCGCCTATGACCCGGTGGAGGCGGTGTGGAAGGTACTGGCCAACTATTCCGATGTTGAGGCGGTGCAGGCCACGATAGGCGAGTTGACCACCGCATGGGGCTATGTCCTTGCCTCCGACAATATTGCCGTTCCCGCATGGGCAACCAGCGTGGAAATCGAAGCCGTGGGGGCGGGAGGGGGTGGTGGTGGTTGCCAGGGTTCCAGCACGGCGGAAACCGTATCCGGCGGAGGCGGGGCATCTGGTGGCTACATAAAGGCGATCTATCCGGTGGCGGGTGGCGACACGCTGGGCATCACCATCGGTGCCGGAGGCGGCGGGGGAGAAGGGGCGTTACCAGGCAATGAAGGCGGCACGACTGTTGTCTCATTAAACGGAACCGAGCTTTTCTACATTCCGGGTGGGGGCGGTAGCGGCAAGCCGACGACCGCGAATACCGCCGGTGGCGGCGGCAGCATGCCTGTTGTCGTAACCCCCGCCACAGCCGCCTATTATACCTGCGGGAACAGCGGGTCTGACGGGCAGGCCGGGAATTGGGTATTTGCCGGTAACGGTGCGCCTTCCGTTTACGGCGGGGCGGGGCGTGCCGGCAACAATGGCGGCCAGCCTGCCACCTCCCCCGGTGCCGGAGGGGGTGGGGCTTATGACAGCGGCATGACCGGCAGCGCCCATGATGGCGGCGCGGGCGGCATTGCCTGCGTGACTTTCCGTTTCATTCCATAGGATCAACCCGATGACCGATACGAATGCACAGGTCTATGCCGTCTACCTGACGGCGGCCGCAACGGAAGCGGGCGTGGCGCGCCCGGCCGGGTATGTCACGAACCGGGTTGTCTGGGACGGCACGTCCGCATGGACACCGGGCAGCGGCAGCGCCATCGTGGCGGACCCGGACGGGCGGTACCCGATTGGGGGCACCTACACACCCTCCACGGGCTATGCGCTGGCGGGAGCGTCCTCGGCCACGGCCGGCACGGCCCTGCCGCTTACCCTGACGCCGGACCATGACGGTCCCGCCACCAAAACCACCGTAACCCTGTCCGATGGCGGCGCGGGCGGTACGTTCTCGGCCAGCACGGTCACGTTTGGCGCAGGCGTGAACACGGCACAGGGTGTGACCTATACCCCAAAGGCGGCAGGGACCGTGACCATCAGCGCCACGAACACCGGCGGCCTGACCAATCCCGCAAGCCTGAGTGTTACGGTCGGGGCGGCGGCCACATAAATCGCCGCTGCCTGCCACCCGTGCCTGCCCGTCCGGGAGGCGGTTTTTTTTACGAGAAAATGAATGAGCGAAACACAGTGCGCCGCAGACTGCGCGGCTGATGATGACCTGCGCGCGATTGTGGACAGCCACGGGCGCCGCATTGACAACCTGGAAGATGATGTCGGGACCCTCAGGTCCGGGCAGGATGCCGCAATGGAGCGCCTGATCTCGATCGAGGCGCAGGGACAGGAGCGCGAGCGCAACCGCGCGGCCGAGGCGCGGGATACCCGCAATGCCATCAACGGCCTGACCCAGCAGATTGCGGAACAGACCGGGGCACAGAAACGGCAGAACGAACTGAAGGAGGCCGAACTTCTGAAGGCGCAGCTGCGTGGCGAGCGCATCAAATACTGGGCGGCCGTGACCGGCATCGTGGCGGCGGTGGGGGGCATGATCGGCGGCACGCTGCTGTCCAGCCAGACATGGGATGACTTCTTCTTTGCCAGTGTCCCGTTCCTTCACCACCATCACGCAGGGATGCTGCCATGACCGGCCTGTGCATTACCCAGTTCCGGGCCGGGATCGTGGCCCCCGCGCTGGACATGATCGGGCTGGGGGGTGATGCGGCGGTCAGCCTGATGGTCGGCACCGCGCTGGCCGAAAGCGGCCTGACCTACATCCGGCAGGTCACGGGTGGCGGCATGGGCCCGGCACTGGGCCTGTGGCAGATGGAGCCGTTCACCCATGACGATATCTGGGCCACCTTCCTGTCCGACAGCAGGCTGAACAGCCTGGCCCGTGCCGTGCTGTCCAGCCGGAGCAACTGGCCGCCGGGTGCGCGGCAGGTCGTGGGCAATGCCTTCTACGCCTGCATCATGGCGCGGCTGAAATACTACCGCGCGCCCGACGCGCTGCCAGCGGCCCGTGACGCGGCGGCGATGTGCCGGATGTGGAAGCGCGTCTACAATTCCAACCTTGGGGCAGGGGTGGCGGATGACACGCATATCGCCCTGTTCCAGCAGGCCATCGGGGCATGACATGAATACAACCGCAAAGCTTGGCGGCCTGGGGGCCGCAATCGCGCTGCTGCTGACGGAAGTGCCGGCGCAGTACACGCTCTATGTCGCCCTGTTCATCATTGCCTGCGGGGCGGTGACGGCCGTTGTGCCGCCGCCGCATGCGGGTGGCGGGTGGGCGGTGGCCTGGCAGGTCATCACCACCATCGGCCTGAATATCGGCTGGGCGGAAAACCACTTCAAACCCGGGCAGTCCGGCGTGCGCGTGCCGCTGGCGGACAAGCCGGCGGCCAGGCAGGCGGTGGCGGCGGCGGGCATTCCGGTGCTTGACCGCAGGGGGCGGCCCGAACCCCCGGCATGACGCGGTGACAGCCCCGGCGCGTAGGTGGATGGCCGATGCACTCCGGGGCTGCCACAACAAGATTATACAACTTTAGGGCGAAAATAAGTCTCGAACTGCAACCGAATGCAACCGCCCCCGGGGCGGTTTTTTTATGGGAGCCTTCCATGCACATCCCCACCCGCCGCGCCTTCCTGCGCGGATCATCCGCCCTTGTCGCCGCGACCGCTCTTGCGGCCTGCACCAGCACCAAATCCGGCACCACAACCACGATCACCCTGAACGTGGCCGAGGTCGCGGATTATGTCGATGCGCTGCTGAATTTCTCCAGCACCGCCATCAATATGCCGCTCGTGGCCACCGCGATGGGGGCACCGAACGTCGCCCTGGCCAATACCGTCATTGCCGCGCTGACCACGGCGGGGAAGGCCTTCGTGGCCGCCGCCGGGTCCAGCACGTCCGTCAGCTACGACAGCGCCAGCGTGAAGGCCGCCTTTGACAGCATCCTGACGGATATCGGGCAGGTCAACACCCTCATCATCGCCACCATCACGGGCATGGCGGCCGACCTGTCCGGCACCGTGGTCACGCAGGCCAAGACGGCGGCGGGGGCGGCGGCAACGCTGATCGACCTGCTGAAGGCCATGGTTGCCGTGTCCGGCCGTCACGCCGCTGGCGCGCGCCTTGTGGCCGATGGCGGGATCAACATGCAGGGCATGGTGGCCATGAACCAGATCGGCGCCTTCGTTTCCGCGCAGGGGGGCTGA